CGATTGATGTTTGTGTTGACGGTGCTACAGAACCTGCATCACCCCAACGTGCATCTGCAAACAAGATACCGCTTTCTGTAAGTTGGTCTGTCTTGTCTACTAATTCCCATCTTGTTGAAGCAGGACCGTCTAACCCATCGTTGTATCGATAGATAGTTGGGAAGTTTTCCATGTCAGCTGTACTGATCCATAAATCGCCGGTTTCTGTTTCACCGTCAACATACGGATTAGAAGCAGCTACGCTTGGTGCATATCCTGTGTAGGTTGCATTTTTACCACTGAATGGTGAATCACCATTTCTGTAACCAACCCATTTTTCACCATCATGAACCATAATATCAACTTCGCTAACTTCTGGATTATACCATAGTTGTCCGTCTTCTGGCTCATTCAATGGCTCGTTACCAGTAACTTGTACTGTTGTGTCGATCATTGGTTGCCATAATGATGCTACAAAATCATATGTAGAATCTCCTGCTGGTTTTGCATATACGTTTGCTGAACCAGAAAATAAATCACCAATGTGGCTTCCGCTAGTGAATCTAAAATCACCGCCTAATTTATGAGAAATTTGAACTCGGTAATCAGCAGTAACGCTAGCTACGATATTAACAAATCCTGCACCGTTAATTGCTGTAGCAATATGCTCTGCATCGATTGCTGCTGTTGCAGATCTAGATACTGTTATGCTTTTAGCAGTATCAAGCTCTTTGCTGCCTACGATTGATTCTGCTAATTCAAATGTGTCGCTACCGCCACTTGAATAGCCTGCAACTGCTGAAATAATATTAGTTGCCCCGGCTGCTTTTCTCTTGAAAAATTGGAATATCGCAGTTGGAGGAGTAGCATCACTACCTGTGGCTTCGTCTGCGTTTGTTTGTACATACAAATCATTTGCAGATAAACCTGTGCCACCACCCGAGCGATCTAGATAATAAATTGCCTGTGTATTAGATGAGTACAATGGACAATCAACTGCTACCCAAGTTTCGGATGCTGAATTCCAACGCTTAACGCTGATCTGAGCGCCACCGTTTGGATATGTTGTTTTAACCCATACAGATCCTGTTGCTCGACCATTGTTGTAAGTTGGTTGATTTCTCTTCCATTGAGGAACTTGTGTATGAGGTGTTTGTTGTAATGCTGGGGCTAAGTACGTACCTTCTTTTAAACCTACTGTGTCTAAGAAAGTTGGTCCACCAGTTGCTGCTTCAATTATTATAGAATCAGTGCCGCTAGTGCCGTCTGTGTAGATATAAACTGATCCGTTAACGGCTTTTGCTGTAATCGCAGTACCTGCTGTAAGGTTGATTTTGGATACAACATCCGCTACATCATCACCGGATGAAATAGATACCGGTGCACCGTTTACTTCAAAACTGCCGTCGCCTAGAACTTCAGCACATGTACCACTTGGAGTTACTGTAGGAATGCTGGCCTTCCAATCTGGACTACCAACTAACACCCACATACCAGCATCTACACTAGCTTCTGAATTACCTGGAGATTTATAAAATAATTTAGCTGTTTTATCTGCTTCTGAATCTTGTAAAACAATAGCGTAATCGCCAATGGAACCTACTGATCCTTTTGGTTCACCGCCGTCAATTTTAGTGCTGTTATCGTCAGTTAGTACAATAGGAGTTTTAGTAGCAAACTTCTGCCCGCCTGTGGTATTTGCAAGATTGCCGTTCCACTCTTGGATTCCCCATACTGTAGTACTTGAGTCAATCCACCATGCGCCATCATTTGGCATTGCTCCCGGGGCTGTGGCTTGTCCTTCTAGCTGCGCTAAATCTACGTCAGCACGTACGATAAATGCCGCATTGCTAACTCCTAGCAAGCTGTACGCTGCTAATAAACCATACTCATTGCGCTCGCCGCCATGTACGGGATTTGCTGAAGCTGTCTTCTCAAAAAATGGTACACCAAAATAATCTACTAGATCTTTTTGGCTCGTCATCTTGAATGCTTTTCCTGCATTCGCTTTGGTTGTTCCTGTAGCAGTGCTTGTACCTGCTCCGTTTGTTTTGTCTTGCGCTGTAGCTACAACGATTAGAGGTGTAGTACCTGGTTCAGCAGGTGTATAAAAACTCTCGTCGATTACCGTAACTTGTACGCCGGGTGATTGTAGTGCCATTCCCTATTCTCCTGGTAATAGTGTTTCTCAAAGTATTTAGCGGCAAAAGTGAAAATTGGCTTCTTATAGCCATATTAAAAGGGGCGGTAAAGGTGTAAATATCGTTATGAGACCACTTTGTAAGTGCGGACAACGCCCCCGAGCTGTAAATTACAAAAAGAATGATAGGGTTTATTATAGAAGCCTATGTGAGATCTGTTTGGCGCATGGACTTAATCACGGCATACCTCGGTGGCAGCGTTCCGGATACAAGATGAAACAGCAATGTGAAAAATGCGGACATAAAAGTCCGCATCAAGAGGTATTTAGAGTTTTTCATATTGACGGCAATTTAGATAACTGCCGCCACAGCAACTTAAAAACTATCTGCTGTAACTGTGCTCAGATATTAAGCAAGGAACAGATTAGTTGGAGACAAGGGGATCTCGTCGCTGACTTTTAATAGGTTTTGTGCCTGTTTATATAGATCATCAATAGTGCTGTTGTTGTCGATGATAACATCAAACTTAGTACCTACCCAAGCAGTTTCACTAGCATGAATCTTGCGCATCTTTAGCTCTTGCACTGCCCAATTATGTCCTTGATTAGCTGCCACTGCTACATCGTACCAGTCGGGCAACTCTCCACGCTGTACCCAAATGATCTGTCCACCTGCACTTTTAATGCTGGAAATTTCGTTAGGAAAACGACAATCGCTGATTACTACATTATCTTTACTGTTTCGGAGTTTGTTTTCTAGACTAGCAATCCAGATATCATCATGGAAGCCTTTGCGGCATACTTCTGTACCCCAATATTGAAGTACCCATCTAGGTGTTAGTGTTGGCATCGAAAGGCGTTCTGCCCACCACGGATCTACTTGTTCTCGCCATTCACGAGCTTCTTTAGTGCGTCCTTCGAGTAGTACTCTATCCCACCCAAAGACTGCACTCACAGCATCTTTAAGAGTGTTGGCAAACGACTCTCGTCTAAATTCGTGGAAGTTAACTAGATAGTCAGCAACTGTGTCTTTGCCACTGCCAATAAAACCGCAAATACCTATGATCATAAATTGTCCCCTTTAGAACAATTATACTATAGGTTTACAAAAAAGTCAAAGGAATTTAACCAATTATCCAGGTATACCCAGACCCGCCCGGTACTAGTTTCATTAGATCTTCTGTGAGTTTATCAATTTCCTGCTGCCCTTCGGTTTTCATAGCAGCACCGTTTAATGATCCGCCACCCTGTGGACCAGCAATTTGACTAAACTTTTCACGTGCCTGCCCTAGCATAATTTTGCAATTGGCTAGAGTATAATCTTTGATCCATTGCCCAGCATATACATCATCGATGATGGTAAAATCAGGCTTGGCATTGTATACCTGTAACATAACCTGTTCTTCACCTCTTGGACGCTGTTGGATGATTAGTTTACGGCTTTGCGGATTCCAAGTAAAGTTAATAAAACTACCAAACATTTTACCCACAAGTTCTTGATATTGAGCAAACAATTCATAGGTTAACAATCCGCCCATATTTGTTGAGCTTAACAAATAGGTGTTTGTGTACGCCAAGTTAAAGGGTTCGAATACTGTGCCACCGGTTCCGTTGCCTGTACGTGATCCAACACTTCTACGGAATATCTGACGTACCTGCTGTATTTCTTTTGGTAGAATATATTCATTTTGATCTTGTATTAAAGTCAGAGAAACAAATGATTCTTCCACCGCATTATCACTGCGTTGACGGAAAACTGCTAGGGCACGATTTAGTGCTGTTTCGTAATGGTTAGGATCTAGTTCTACATCAATCATGCCGTCGCCCAGCATGGTTTTACAGTAGTCGTATACCTGTTGTTTTGCTTGATCGTTTGAGCTCATATAACTATTTATCGTAGCGGTAAATATATGACTATGCCAAGACTCTCACTGTACCGCCCAGAAAAGGGCAATGATTACAAGTTCATCGATAAAACCATCTGGGAAATGTTCCAAGTTGGCGGCGTTGATGTGCTTATACACAAGTATTTAGGACCAGGTGCTTCTGTGCAAGGAGTCACCCCTAGTACTCCGGAATATACAACTCCGGATCCTTTCCATATTCAGGACTTGCTATTTCTAGAAAATCGTGATAGAAAATACGAACCAGACATTTATAGATTGCGTGGTGTTTATAATATTCAGGATTTGGATTTCAATCTAAGTCAATTTGGATTATTTTTACAAAACGATACGATTTTTATAACTTTCCACATCAACGATACAGTGGAAAAACTAGGAAGAAAATTAATTGCAGGCGATGTTATTGAGTTGCCACATTTAAAAGATGACTTCGCACTCAACGATTTACAATTTGCTATAAAAAGATTTTATGTAATTGAAGAAGTTAGTAGGGCTGCTGAGGGATTTTCAGTAACTTGGTATCCACACTTATATCGTGCTAAATGTAAACCAATGGTGGACAGCCAAGAATTTAAGGACATCCTTGACGGATTAGCAGATGATACCGGAACCGATACCACAACAACATTACGTGATATTCTATCAACTTATGAAAAAGAAATGCAGATTACACAAGCAGTTCTTGATCAAGCAGAAGCCGATGTTCCTAGAAGTGGTTTTGATACCACTAGTTTCTATACTCTGCAAACAGACTCGCAAGGTTCAGCAATATTAGAAACTGTAGATTCGGAAGTACTAGATGCATCTGTTGAGACACAGGCCACAGACGAAGCTGGTAATTTATTATTTGACGATAACGGTGACCCAGTCTATGTTGGCTCAACTGCTAGTACCATGTTGTTGTCAGCAGCACAGAAAGGATATCGAGGTTACATTACAGAAGATGGAATTCCACAGAACGGTGCTCCGTTCACCGCGGGTATTGCATTCCCAATGAATTCTGTAGAAGGTCAATTCTGTTTGAGAACAGACTATCTACCAAACAGATTATTTAGATTTAACGGCGCACGATGGGTCAAACAGGAAGATAATATTCGTATGAGTATGAGCAACAAAGGAACTCATGACGGAAAAACTAATAAAGGTTTATGGGCTAACACCACAGTATACAGCAAAGATGATATTGTCAAATTTAATGGTTGGGAATATGTATCTAAGGTTAATAACAATACTGGAGTTATTCCATCTGCAGATGTTACTAAATGGCAACAGATTCGTCAGACACAGAAAACCAGCTTTATTAACAATAATAATACCAATGTTATTGACGGACACACTGTAAAAGAGAAACAGAGTCTTTCACAAGCATTACGACCAAAGGCAGACGAATAATGGAAAATCAAGATAAAAAACTAGAATATAAATGTGTTTGCGGTTGTGCAAGACATTGCGGACACAGTTGTCAAGACTGTGAAAATTGCCCCGATTGCGAATGCGAATTATGTCAGCAAGGTAAGGAATTTAATTAATGGACTACTTTTACGACGGGCAAATAAGACGTTATGTAACACAGTTTATGCGTGTGTTCATAGGTTTTAGATGGCAAGCGGGTGACGGAACACAGCAAGAAGTTCCGGTAACATACGGCGATATGACACGTATGGTTGCCAGCATCATTAAAGATAACAGTGAAAATAAATTAGCCACTGTACCTAAAATTGCCTGTTATGTCACTGGATTAGAAATAGATACCACAAGAACATCCGATGCATCATTTGTCAGCAAAGTGAATATTCGTGAAAGACGTTGGACCGATGCCAGTGGTCAAATTGAATATCAAAGCAATCAAGGTGGCGGGTATACTGTCGAAAGATTGATGCCTACTCCATATAAACTTTCTATGAAAGCAGACTTATGGACGTCAAACACTGACCAAAAATTGCAGTTGTTAGAACAGATTTTAGTTTTATTCAATCCAAGTCTCGAAATACAGACTACAGACAACTATATTGACTGGACTAGTTTAAGTGTACTCGATGTGAAGAATATCAGCTTCACATCAAGAACTATTCCTCAAGGTGCTGATTCAGAAATTGATATCTGCACAATAGAATTCGAAATGCCTATATGGATTACTCCGCCTGCAAAAGTTAAAAAATTGGGGATTGTTAGAACCATTATTAATAATGTGTTTACCGAAGAAGGTGGCATTGTTAGCCTTGAAGAATTAGTTTACAATAGACGAAAAGGCTCACTTGACACTACCACAAATAGATTTAGAGTATTGTTGTTTAAGTCTAACAACGGAGAACCTTATGATTACGATGTAACTTTGGTTAATCCAGAAGCTGCGGTATTGGCATTAGGGCTAGATCAAAGATCCGTTAAGAACGGAGAACCAGTAGATTGGAATACTATATTAGATGTACAAGGCGGGTATAAGCCAGGAAATCAGATGTATTTCAAACAGGCATCGGGATATGAAATGATAGGAACGTATGCGATCAATCCAGTTAATCCTGCAGCTCTTGTTGTTACATTTGATCAAGACACTATTCCACAGAATACACTAATTGACAGCACAATACTTGGGGTTGATCCACGAGGAACCGTTGATGCAATCATAGATCCTTACAAATACAATCCAGTCGAAGTTTATGGTACACAAGGAAACATACCGCTAGGCATAAGATTTTTAATGCTAGATGATGTTAATCCAAACAATGTCAACCAAGACGGGCCCGATGCATGGAAAAATATAGATTTAACAGATCCATGGATCAAAATGAATTCAATTATTGAGTGGAGTGGAGCATATTGGCGCACAGTTTGGGATCCGGACACCGGCGATAATCCAACGTATATTCAAAATTTAAGAACTGGTATCAAGTATCGATGGGATGGTGACCAATGGCTCAAAGCCTTTGAAGGCGAGTATGCACCAGGATTATGGAATTTCCTTCCTCCTGAATTATAAGTAAAGGTATGCAACAGCGTGCCGGATTACTTTTTTTATCAAGTTCTACTTCGAGAATTCTTCTAATACTAGAAGATAGCAAGTGGACTGTACCTACGTTTTCTCGCAAAGATTCTTTATTATCAGACGCTAGTAAGCTGTTAGAAACTTACAGCTCTGGTAGGATTTTACCTATAGAATTATATCTTAGCGAAGATAGAGGTTTTGAATATGGCACTTACGTGTGTGTTGTTAAGGATGAATTTTTAACTCGAGAACCAAAAACACTAGCTTGGTGCGATTTAGATCATTTGCCCAAACAATTACACAGTGGGTTGAAAGCAACATTAAATAATGCTGTTATTAGAACTAAAATTGAAACTATATTGATATTAGAAAATGATACCGAAAATACAAGATAATCCAATCTTTCTAGAAGATTACAAAAATTACCAAAAGCGCATTGGTAAAATCACGGACGAAAATATTCAAAAAACCTTAACCGATACATTGGTTAAGATGAAGGAACATGTACAGTATATTGATCGTTGTCACGAACAGGTTTTTATTACTGGTAAGATGCCTTCGGAAATTTCCGACCTAAGACAAGAAGTTGCTCGTTTCAAAAAAACTCTAGACGAGAAACTCCACGATTGGGAAAAGACCCAATATCTTAAGCCTGCGCTTCACCCCAACGAAGAATAATACCTGCTGGTACCGCAGTCCCCGACACTTTATAGATATTAATCGCTAGCACGTCTGGACCGTTTGGAAATGCGCCTCGGCCACCAATCGCAGTAGTTGTTAATTCTTTCAACTGTGCTAAGTTAATAGATGTTGTTGAACCTGGATTACTAATAAACGAAAATACCTGTTCTCCTGGTAACGCATATTGCACGTCACCGAACTGGAACGTAACTGTTCCTGCTGCCGATAATGTAGCATTGGCTGTTTGTGTAAACGTCACACGTCTAACAGTCACTCCCCCTAGCGTTCTTGAAGTTACACCAGCGACAGAAGTACCTGCGGGGAATTGAGTAAACGAACTTGCTACCCTAGTGCCTGTTGTTGCGCCCGATGCATTCCATGATGCATTGGTAAAGAATAGATAGTTAGTAAGTGCATAACTTGCAGCAGTTCCAGATGCTGTTACTGTAGTTGACACTGTGTTAACAGCTCCTGCTGTACTTGTACTATTACCAGCAGCACTTAATTGAATCCTTGTGTAGGCAACACCGGCTACTAATGCATAACTAGGTGTAATGATCGTAGCGGTTTGATTACCAGTCAAGAACGAAGCTACCGAAACAGTATCACCTACTGCAATACCAGATGTTGTTACATCAGTATTAGTAGCTAAGAAATCGCTTCTTGCTGTAGATATAGCACTAGCATACTGTGTTGATATAGATGATGTTACTGTAACAGAAATATTATTTCCTGCACCGCCAACGCTTGATACGTTACCAACGGTGTTCATAGTTATCAATGTATAAGCTGAACCAAGATATGCTCTTGTAATTCCAGAGATTGATTGTCCACCAACTAGATATGTTGTGGCAGATAAAGTATCACCAACACGCAACGGGGTTGTTGTTAATAATGCATCATATTGTGTGTTAGTGATTAAGAAATCTACACGAGTATTGCTGATCGCAGAGTTATATGCTGTAGTACCAAAAGGAGTAGTACCAGTAAAACTTAATGCTGTGATCACGTTCGATGTTGTATTAAACGCTCTAGCCGTTAGTGTTGTTGTTAGTGCACCTTGAATTGTTGCGGTTGTGGTAGTTAATGGAGTTCCACCCCAGTTAATCGCACCACCAAGTGCAACCTGTGCAAAACTTGGCTGGCCACCAGCACCAGCACTAGACAATCCACTCCATGTAATCTTAGTCGGATCAGTTGGGTAGTTTCTTGGATTTAAAATACCTTCAACAATAATTGCACCAGTTCCTGTGTCAGCAGTTACAGAAATTTCGTTTAACAGCAATTGCGCTCTGTTCAATAAATCTCGTTCTCCTAGATCACCCACAAGTGCATTTGACACACTTGGTGCTAGTCGAATCATAAATGCTGTTTGTTTATCAATACTAGCACTCAAACCAGTAGCCGCATAGTTAAAGATGTATCCACGATCCTCATCAAACATACCGTCTGTTAGAATCGCAGAACCCCAGTGATTAATTGTAGGAGTAATTGTACAGCTTACTAATGCTACACCTGCACCAGCAGCATGGCTTGCTGCTACACCAGCAGTATATGTTCTATTCTGTCCTGAAGAGAAGTTACTTAAGTTGGCTGATCGAGTTAATCCTGTTAATCTGTTTCCAGTTTTTGCGCCGTAGCTGATTAGTTCGTTATCAACATAAATCACACCAGAACTTGGAAAAGTTGATGCATCTGTTAGATACAATGATGTAGAAGTTGACGTAATTGCTGCTGATAGTTTGCCCAATGCTGATCTATTTTCAACTTCATATCGCACAGGCAAGTTAGCAGTACGCATATACGCTTCGTAGTTAATGTTGCTGTTACGAATTCTATGCAAGAACACAAACTTACCGTCTGCACCCCTAATCATAAATTCAATAAAACCAGCAGCATACCAAGAATATTGAATACCAATCATCTGCATACGCTGTGGAATGATGTTATATCCGCTTGGACCGGTGCCGTCTGCTTTGTCCATATTCCATTCGCTTTGTGGAATGACCAGTTCTGTTACGAGACACATCTTTGCGCCAGTAACACTGTTAACACCTCGCCAGTCTGGTGCCACAGTTAGTTGTGTGTCACTAGAAATGCTGGTAACTGTGTGAGTCATTCCACGAAGTGTAACCTTGTCGTGTACCTTGAGTTGAGTAGTAAATCTAGTTCCAGTTCCTGTAACTAAATTACTTTCGGTGGCGATTGCCACCTGTCCTGCTAATTGGAAAGTGGCACTACGTCTAACTAATGATAATTCCTGTCCATCAAACTGATAGAAGATACCGTTTTGGTCGTCAAATGCTCCGACGCGAACTGTAGATCCTGCCCAAGATTTTACAGAAAGCACACATCGTGGTCCAACTTCTGCCGTAAGGGTTGACAATGGAACTAATGCACGAACTCTAAATGATCGAGAAGATAAAATACTTTCAACAGTGTATGTTCCGTTGTATTCAAAAGAGTTAAAACCAGTTACTTCAATAACACCCCCAGGTTGAAGTCCGTGGTCAGTATCATCTGTTGACATTGTGATGTAGCTGTTAACTGTTAATCCGGCTGCTGTTGCTGATGCTATATTATAGTTTGGAGCAAACAGCGCACCTGTGGTATACATAATACCCTTACCAGACTGGTAACGAATGTACTTTTTACTTTGACGAATTGCTTGCGCACCGTGTTGTGGACCACCTGTTCCTAACATAACGCCGCCGTCAAATGGTCTATGCACAAAGAAACTGTCTGGTCTAGCATATAATGTTCCTGCTAAGGCTGTGGTTACGTTAATAACACCTGTGGTTCTAGCAGGGAATCTAATAGTAGTCGGTGTTGGTACTTGTGTAATCACAAATGGTCCAGATGCTAAATTATGATTTGCTGAGGTTAATACAATAGAAAGTCCGTTGCTTCCTGATCCAACTGTGGCAAAAATTCCAACACCGCCGTAACTACCAAATGCCGTTTCTTCCCAAGTTCCTGAAGATGCTAATGTTTGAGGAGTCCACGAACCTGTAGTTCCGTTAAATGATGTTAGTGCAGAAGTTCCGCCATCACTAACAACCACAAAGTTATCATCACCGAATGTAATATTATTCCAGTTAGCTGTTGATGGTAACACAGACGCAGTCCATGCAGTACCATTTGTTGAAACTGCTGCTGCTGTACCGCCAGTAGCAACTGCAACAAATCGTGCATTACCAAATGTTACAGAAGACCAGTTGCTTGAGCTCGGTAGTGTTGCTGCTGTCCAATTCACTCCGTTATCAACAGAGTAAGCTGCTGCTGTGCCGCCTGTGGCGATAGCTACGATGTAGTTTGAAGTACCAATAACTCCACCAACAACGTCACTCCAGTTACTTAAACTTGGTAGTGTTGACGCGGTCCATGATGTTCCGTTTATTGAATATGCTGCTTGGGTAGATCCTGATCGCACTGCAATGAAATAACCATTGTAATAAGTCACTGAGGTCCAAGAACCGGATCCTGGCAATGCACTCATAGATGTCCAGTTTACACCATTATCGACAGAATATGCTGCCAATGTTCCTGTTTGTTGTAGTGCTACCCAATAGGTTGTTCCACCGATCGGTCCTGCCGCAATACTAGTCCAGCTTGATGCCGCTGGTAAGTTGCCACCAGCACTCCATGTTGTTCCGTTTGTAGAGATATTTGATCTGTTTGAATCTGAGCTTATGGCAACAAATGTTCCACCATACCATGCCACTGCGTTCCACGATTGGCTAGCAGTCATTGCTCTTGCAGTTGATGTAAATCCTGGAGCAGGTTGTGATGAAATACTTGACAATATGCTCGAGCCTGGTAACAATCCGTGGTTGCTGGCAAAGTCAACCTGGATTGTAGCGATAGCGCCAACGTTAAGGGTTGTGCCGTCTGGAATTTCTCCAGTGATCGCTTCACTGATTGTCATAGCAGGATATATTATAATCGAAGCACCGGCGTACGGAGTTCCTGCTGCTGTTACAGAGGTTATGCTACCTCCGCTAACTGCTGTTACTGTTACTGTACAATCGTTTAATGGTGATGCACCACCTAGTAAATTTCCTGCAATAGTTAATCGATTGCCAACATAAAACCCTGTTCCTGTAGTGCCTCCAAGTGGTGTTGCTGTGAAAACTCCGTCGATAGCATCAACATTAAACACCGCAGAAGTTCCTGTGTTTGGAACGTCTGTTGCGAGAACACTAGTGTATGTTGCATCACCTGACACACCTGTACCACTTAATACGGTAAAGTCGACAATTGCTCCAGTACCAAATGCAACGCCGTCTACTTGGATTACAATATCATTAGCCGGTGTGGCGCCGCCAAACCTTGTACCGTACCAAGTTACTGTATCGCCCTGAGCATATCCTAGACCGCCACCAACTAACGTAATTGAATAAGCACCGCTACCACCTGTTCTAATCACTGTGATTTGTGCAGGTGCTGTATAGGTCACAGATGATGTGGCATCTTGTGAAACGTTGGCGTATGTTCCGCCACCGCTCGATGCAGTTCCTGCATAGGTAAATGTGTCAATAGAACCAGCACTGTCAACTGTGGCCACTGTGATAGTTAAATCGTTGGTTACATCAACCCCACCTAATAATGATCCTAGAATTTTTACTCTATCGCCGGGGGCATATCCTTGTCCGTTTCCTGAACTATCACCTGGATCTATTACTGATGTATAAAAACCTCCAACTCTAGCAACAGTAAACACCGCTCCTGAACCGTTTGCTGCAATAATAGTTCCTGCAACAGAACTTGTAGAACGATTAGCACCTTGCTTAACCTGAGAGTATGCAGATGAAAGACTTAAGGCACCACCAGCGCCTACTGAGTTAATAAAGATAGCATTATTAGAACCATCATCAAGTGCCATACCCTGTTGTATGCCTGTTGTGTCAACAACATAGATAGTTGTGTCAATGGCTTGCGTGGTTGTTTTTATATTTGTTGTTACTGTTGAAGCACCAACTACACCGCTAACTGAAGTACCAGACGGAATATATGACGAACCAGATATTGGAGATCCTGGCGTTGGTGATGTTCCGTTAAATGCAATCAAATATGATCCAGGCAATGTATCAAATCTACTGGTTACACTCTGTGACGAACCGTTGCTGAATAAAGAATATGTTGCTGAACCGATAGAAGCACCAGTATAAAAACCAGCCTGTCTAATCTGTACGAAAGATGTATATAGACTTTGATTATTAGAAGTTCCTACTTTGGCTGATGAATAATAGGTAAATGAAATTGATGAAATAATACTGTTAACTAAGAAACTGCCTTCAGCTCTTGAGAATCCAGAAACAGAAGCATTTAAACCTTTTACTGTAATTGGTGTACCTACACTAAATCCATGAGAACCGTTTGTAGTAACTGTGATTAAGCTGGCTCCGAAGTTTCCTGTATTAACTGATGCGTCGGTGACAATATCGGATACTGAAACATCAGTTCCGGACTGTTCATATAATGATGGATAGTTACGCATCATTCCAATAGCCTGCCACTTAGTAGGCTGTAGTCCGTATTCAAAGTCCGCGTCCAACATGGCCTGCGGAGCAGCAACACGCATACGTTCAATAGCGTCTGTACCAAACTCCCAAGGACGAATCTGTTGATTAGGATCTTCTACGAATATCTGTACATCGTTGCCGCTAAATGCTGTAGTGTCATATGATAGGTATAAGGTTGTGATACAGTCGCCTGTTTGCCACCAGCTAGGAAAATCTAAATCACTAACTGGTTGATTGTTCGAACTGCTTTTTGCAGTCTTATATTCAATATCCAACGATGTTGCTGGGTCAGAGAAGTTATAGATAATATTTCCACTTTCTGTATCAGTTATTAGTAATATTTCACTATGGGTATATCGACCCATCAGTCTAATAC